AAATAAAAGGTAAAAACATGGCACAACCTGACAACGCAACGCCAAAAATAGGAAATGCACCAGTTAAAAAAAAACGTGGGCGTCCAGTTGGCTCAAAAAACCAAATAAATCCATTTAAAAGGAAAGCTGAGGAAATTTTAAGAAGATCGTTAACTCATAGCCTAGATACGTTAGCTAATAGAAAAAATAATAATCTTGAGGATATGATTATAGAGGCATTAGATAAAGATATATTAAATATTAATAAATTAGCTTTCTTATTTCCTAAGGAAGATACTCTAAAATTAACGGCTTCTGATACGTTTACTGGCGCATTAACTGACGTAGCTAATAGAATAAAAGAATATAAAAGCACCCCCATAAAGGAAGCTGACGTTGTTACAATAGACAATAATGCTAAGGATATAGAGAGCGACTAAAAACCCCCCTTTTTTTTCTGCCGACCCCTCTACCTGTATATATGTATACCCCCCTCTCAAAAAAAAATTCCATATATGGTGCTGCTAAAAAAAATTTTTCTATATATTGACAAGTGCTGAGAAATCACGAACAATGCAACCATATGAAATAATTATGTTGTTAGTAATAACTATTCTCCCCCAAATATGTAACTAGTTAGTAAAAAATTATTTCATTACTGAAAAGGGAGGGTACGTTTTGTTCCATTTTTCTCGTACCCTTTTTTTAAAGAGATATAATGAGCAAAGAACAATTATCCGATATATTAGCAGAATTAGCTTTAGACCCAGTTATGTTTGTTGAAACTATGCTACAGGTAAAACCTGAGAAGTGGCAAAAAAAATTTCTACAAAATGTTATGGAAAACCCAAGATGTGCTGTTAAATCAGGACATGGAGTAGGTAAAACAGCAGTTTTATCATGGTTAATATTATGGTGGGTATTTACACGACACCCTTGTAAGGTTGTCTGCACAGCCAATACTGCTCATCAATTATCAGATGTTTTGTGGGCTGAAGCACAAAAATGGGCAAGACGTTTGCCTGAGAGCTTTTATTCACAAATGGACGTAAAGTCTGATAAAATAAATATCGCAGGTTCGACAGACTCGTATGCGGTGGCTCGTGTGTCTCGTAGAGAAAACCCAGAAGCATTACAAGGTTTCCATTCTGAAAACCTTTTATTTATTATTGATGAGGCATCAGGGGTTGATGACAAGATATTTGAGGTAGGTGAAGGTTCATTATCAACACCAGATGCTAAAGTTGTTATGACTGGTAACCCTACTCGTACATCAGGCTATTTTTTTAATGCGTTTCATGCAATGCGAGATCGTTGGACAAAAATGACTGTTAGTTGTTCTGACTCATCACAGGTGTCAAAAGAATTTATTGAAGATATGAATTTAAAATATGGCATTGACTCTAATGTATACAGAGTAAGGGTGCTTGGTGAGTTTCCAAAAGCAGAAGATGACACTGTTATACCGCTCTATATGGTAGAAAGTTCTATAGATAGAGATATTGGCGTTGATCCTTACGAACCTGTCGTTTGGGGCTTAGATGTTGCTAATTTTGGCTCTGACAGGACAGCATTGTGTAAAAGACGTGGTGCTGAGTTAATAGAACCTGTACGCACATGGCAAGGTAAAGACCTAATGGAAACAGTAGGTATTGTTATGAACGAGTACGAAATATGTAATTATAAAGATAAACCGACAGATATTATGGTAGATAGTATAGGTATAGGTTCTGGAGTAGCGTCAAGGCTTACCGAGTTAGATTTACCTGCCAGACCCATACAAGTTTCTGAAAGTCCTGCTCTTAAAAATAAATATATGCGATTGCGAGATGAGTTGTGGTTTAGAGCAAGAGAGTGGTTTGAGGGGCGTGATGTACGCATTATGCAAGATGATAAATTAATAGAAGAACTTATAGCTCCTCGTTTTAAATTTACATCAAATGGTAAAATAAAAGTAGAAGCTAAAGATGAGTTTAAAAAAAGATTAGGTGGTCGTAGTTGTGACTTAGCTGATGCTTTTTGCCTTACTTTTGCACAACAAGCATTTACAGCTTCTGCTCGTGGAGGTAATAGGCATTGGAATCAACCAATAGATTATAAGGACAGTTCATGGATTACTTAGACCAATTAGAGATTATGTTTTCAGAAGAAAAAGAATATGCTGCTGAAAACCCTGTAACTCATGCTATTTTTGTAAGTATGATTGAAAATTTACAATCTATAAATAAAGCTGGTATTGATTGGGAAACAATTTGCCATATTACATTAGCTTCTGCTGCTTATTGTTTTTTTAAAACTGGCGGCACAGCAGAAGATTTTATAAACAAACTTTCAAATGTAAATATAACACCAGACAACATAGACATAAATTAGGAGGAAAATATGGATAAAATTGAAGAAATAATTGATTATGTAAAAAATCATTCGTGGGATTACATTGATGCTGTATCAGGCGGTATTATTGCAATTCTTTTATTAATTATAATTATAGGGTAATATTATGCAAAGAAGTCAAATATTAGAAATGGAAAAAACAGCTAAGAAAACAGCTAAAAAAACACAAAAAACTACCGAAAAAAAGAAAACTACTAAAAAAGGTAAGTAATGGACGATTTACAATTTAATGCCTTATTGCGTAATGAAATAGAAAACGCATTAGGGTATTATGACTCAGAATACAGTACAGATCGTGTTACTCTCATGGATTATTACATGGGAGAAGAATATGGTAACGAGCAAGAAGGTCGCTCTCAAGTTGTTACAACAGAAGTTGCCGACACTATTGAGTTTATCATGCCTAGCCTTATGCGTATGTTTACGCAGACAGATGAATTTGTTAAGTTTATGCCACGTCAACCTGAAGATGTTGAAGGTGCTAAACAAGCAACATCATACGCAAATTACGTTCTAAACTGTCAGAATAATGGTTTTGTTGTTTTACATAACTTTTTTAAAGATGCCTTGTTGCAAAAACTAGGCGTTGTAAAAGTGTATTATGACGAAACAGAAGATATGACAGAAGAAGAATATACTGGTTTATCTGATGACGAGCTAACATTATTGTTACAAGACCCTGCTGTAGAGATAGTGTCACAAAATACAGAAGAAAGCGGAGAAGAAGGCGTTGATGAGATGGGTATGCCTTTTTCAGATTATTCTGTAAAGCATGATGTTGTTATAAAACGCATGTCTTATGGTGGTATGATTAAAGTTGATAACATTCCGCCAGAAGAATTTTTAGTATCAAAAAGGTCGTCATCACTAGAAGATGCTGACTTTGTTGCACATAGAACAACAATGAAAGTAAGTGACCTTATACAGATGGGTTATGATAGAGAACTTGTTGAAAAATATGCAGGATATACAGAATTAGATACAACATCTGAAGTGCAAAATCGTTTCCAAGATGTAGAAACAACTGGTGAAACAGACTCAAGTGATATGTCTATGCGAGATGTTTTAGTTGTCGAAGCCTATATAAAAGCTGATTATGATGATGATGGTATTGCTGAATTACGCAGAGTTGTTACATTAGGACAAGGTTTTGAGATTGTAGAAAACGATACATTTGACCACATTCCTTTTGCTTGTTTATCACCAATACTAATGCCACATAGATTAATCGGTAGAAGTATTGCAGAGCTAATTATGGATTTACAACTAATTAAATCTACTGTCCTGCGTCAGTTATTAGATAATATATATCTAACAAATAATGCTCGTGTAGCTGCTGTAGAAGGTCAAGTAAATCTTGACGATTTATTAAACTCAAGAGCTGGTGGTATTGTTCGTATGCGTCAACCAAATGCAGTGCAAGTATTACAGCCCCCTATGGTTGGGCAAAATGCCTTTAGTTTATTACAGTATTTAGACGAAATAAAAGAACAACGCACTGGTTTATCAAAAGCCTCTATGGGTCTTGATGCAGATGCACTACAAAGTACAACAGCTACTGCGGTTGCTGCACAAATGAGTGCTGCTCAAGGTAAAATTGAAATGATTGCAAGAGTGTTTGCAGAAACAGGCGTAAAACAACTATTTAGACTTGTGCTTACATTATGCTTACATCATGGCAAAAAAGAACAAATGATACGTCTTAACAATAAATTTGTACCAATAGACCCTTCTAATTGGAAACATGAGTATGATTTATCTGTTAATGTAGGGCTAGGCTCTGGTCAAACCAACGAAAAAATGGCGTTTCTTGCACAAATGGCACAAAAACAAGAACAAATATTATTGCAAACAGGTGTAGATAATCCGTTAGTAAGTTTACAACAATATAGGAACACACTTGCCGAACTAGCAAATATGGCAGGATTTAAAGATGCTTCAAGATTCTTTAAAAACCCAGAAGATATACCACCACAACCACAACAACCTCCGCCTCCTAGTGAAGCTGAGATGAAGATGCAGTTTGAACAACAAAAATTTCAAGCTGAATTAGAGTTACAAAAAGCTAAACAAGATGCAGAACTTGCGTTAAAACGTGAAGAATTGCAAATGAAAATGCAAATACGTCAAGAAGAACTACGTTATGAAGCACAGTTAAGAGGTTTTGAACAACAAGTTGGCGGTAAGCCATCTACTAATTTACCGAGAGTTGATTAATGTCAAATTTAGATGACCAAACATTAGAAATACTTGCTGGTTTAAACGCTGCACAACCATTAACACAACAAGTAGATTATTCAGGTTTTATGCGTAATTTTCAACCTGTTTTAAACGATCCTAACTTATTTGTACCACAACAAGGTTTATTACAAAACACACCTGTATTAGATACATTGTCAGATTTAGATGTTATGCAACAAAGACCTCCTGTTGTTATGGATATGCTAAATCAATATCCAACACTTGAAAGAGATTTTCAGCGAAGTTTTGCAGTTAGTCCTGATACATTTAATATGAATGTTTATCAACCATTGCCTTATAATGCAGCTTTATATCAAGGTTTAGTTAATCAAGGTGGTAGCACATCTGGCGGTATTGATTTGACAGGTTTAGGTGCTGCTGGTTTGCTTGGTGCAGGTGCTGTTAGTTTACTTGGTGGTGGTGATGATGGTACAGACGGAACAGATGGTATAGATAGCAGTACATCTACTGGCAGTACAAATACTGGTAGTATTGATGTTGGAACAATTACTACAGGAGTTTCAGGTAATAATACTCTTACTGGTGATACAGGTACTAATACAACAGAAATTAGTTCAAATACAGGTGGCGTTGATAATACAATAGGTACAATTACAGGAGTAGGAAGTGATGATACTGTTGATGATGGCACAGGTACTGAAACAACAGAAATTTCAACAACAGGAAATAATAATTTAACAAATACAATAATTGGTAGAACTGGTAACGATACTGTTGATAGTGGTACTAGCACTGAAACAATAGAAACAGGCACAGGTTATATTACAAAAAATGATGCTTTAAGCATTATAGAAACATTAACAAACAATAACACCATTACATCAGATGAAGCTACTGATTTAACAAATACAATAGAAAAAACAAACGCAAATTTTGGCACAGCACTTAAAAGTGGTTTAGGTTCTATTGTAGGTAGTTCTGCTCAAGCAACTAATTTAATAAATAGTGCAGAAACAATTTTAAAAGGTACTGGAACGACAACATTAGGAAATACAAGTATACCAACAGGAGTAGCTGGTT